CCTGTTAAGGGGACCCCCCCGGTCTACCGGGGATTGGGTTCTAGTCTATGCGTTGTGTCTTAAGAGATCATACCTAAAGGTACGACCTCCGAGACACACGTATAGTTTCTTAACCCACCTGCCACTCCCTGTTTTCGTATCTTTGGCTACACGTCCGCTGAACAAGTACATTTCGTACTTCGCCCAGTGTCGTTTAGCAGAAAGATGCGAGACAGTGTCGGACCTGAGTGTGGGCTTATACTCGAAACCATAGAACCATGAAACATCCTCACTTCTGAGGTGTAGGTTCTTCAGAATCGGTTTAAGCTTGACTCGAGGTTGGACATTTCCTTTCTTCTCACCCGTATGGAAATACGAAGAGAAGATCGGATTGGAGCGTCCTGGCACGGTTGCGCCTGATTTGAGAATATCAACATAGTTGGTATCCATAAGATCAGAGCGGTAACCACCTCGCAAGGCAACAGGTATAGTGCGTTGCAGATTCCGTGAAAGTTCCTGAAAGCTCGGATATATCCGAGCGAGTCGGGAAACTTTATTTGCGGTAACGATACAATCATGAATGTTGTGGTTCCATAGGAAGTCATAAGACTCTATGTAACCATGATCATCATGATAATTCGCACCGCAACTTTCACGAAATGGCCCTTCTATAAAACTCTTCTCTTCATTGACTACAAAGCCAACGGAGTTAAGGAGTTCTATTAGACGAGGTGCTTTGTCTTTAGCGATGATTATATCATCTCCAAAAACAGAAGCACAAGGGTCAAGCACTCTGCAAACAGCTGTCAGTATCAACGTCATAAGCTCAAAGGTGAAACCGTTCCCCATGGAGCTGACTTTACGGGCTTGATGGTAATTTCCATCAGGTCCTAATATGAAAGCCGATCTGGCATTCATAATTTGGTCAACAACATGTTTTGGGAATAGGAACTCCACTAAGCTGAGGGCGATTGAATCGCTTGCATTCTTCAAATCTATCGTGGCGACAGTGTCGTCAGCTATACGTCTCCGATGTTCATCGGCTAGCGTATCAAGATTTGTTCCGAAAGACTCTTCTAGAATCTTACGGAGATGAATGCCGATACTGCGCTGTACCAGGATGTTTCCAAAGGGTTCGATGTTGATAGGTCGGTCTTTTTCGTTATTCTTGGGAACCGTTGCAAAACGGCTCCCGTGTGTGAAGGTCACAATCTGTGATAACTTCCACGAGAATATATCGAAACCGATCCGACTTCTGGGAGAGAATTCTCTGAATCGTCTGAAAAGACGATTCTCGGATTCACGCCTAGACTCGACAAAACCCCTTTTGAGAAACCAGGAGTCGTAACGACGTGCAGCTGCTCTTTTGAGGGCCTTATGACGATAACAAATCTTGGCAAAAGCCTCGAAATTGTCGTACGTACAGGTCCAATCAGAGGAACAAAGTCTAGCTTCAATGCTATTACTCCCCCTTGTGGAAGTGAATTCACTTCCCTTTGGGAATTCCACTGATCTAAAGGAACAGCCTGAGGTGACCCTGTGAAGGACACTTCGTGCACTGTACCACTCACCTGGTGGTAGATGAATGTTATGGAGTCGTCTATCATCTGAGAGCCAATTATCCCAACATTGAGATTTTCGACTTTCAGATTTAGACGCGTTCGGTTCTTCGAACTTCTTTTGGAGTCGCCGGAAGGCGAACTCTTCAGAGAATCCACGATTTGACTCAGTTTGAGTAAATTGTGAAAGAACCTTATTAAAGGCACGGATAGTGCTTTGATAATTGTCCATAGCATAATGACCCTACTACACCGAACCAACAGTGTTATAGGGAGTCGTGGTCGGTTCAAAACCAACCAAGACGTTTTCATCTACCCAAGCAGAAAGCTGAGTTGCAACGCTCTTGACCATTTGAATCTTCCTAGTGGTAGACTCAAATGATCCACTGATGCGAACCCGGATGCTTAATGCATCATTGGCGTCATTTCCACCGACTGTGACACTTTCGAGATCATTAATGATCACTTCAGTGACATAGTTAGTGGTGTTGACGCCGTCGAGGTTCTTGCCAGCGCGAGTGTTCTTGAATCTGATTGTAAAATCAGGATCCAAGGGGTCGGCGTAAGTTACGCCATAAGCGTCTTGTGAAAGACGTTGAAGATTCCGATTTGATTCGGGCATCTTACAAGCTCCTTAGTGCTTCAAGTAAAGGACGAACTGACAGTGAGAATCCCGTTATCCACCTTTTCCAATCAAGGTAAGGTGAGAACGAGAGTTCTGTGTCGGTGGCAGAGAAAATGGTTCTTTCGTAAGTGCTCCACTCTTTCTCAATGAGTTGTAGGTCCATGTCTTTATCGTCCGAATAAACGAGTACTTCACCCGTTTGCGGACAATTATAACATGTACTACAATTCGATAAATCCCACGTATAAAGTAGGGAATTATCCTCTTTGAGATGGAGTTTAACATTTACAGAACCGTTAAGTTTGACAGCATAGCAGAACGCACGTTGAACGGCTATGTCACTGAAGGGGCTAGATTGTGAAACAATCCAATCTCCTACATTGACAAACCAATCAACGACGAAGCTATAGGGTATCAATTCCCAACCGGTAAGGAAGGGGTTGATACTTATACTGTCAAGTAAATGGGAGACATCACCACCTGAATATCTGGATTTCCCGGTAAGGGAAACTGAACCAGATATCGATCCTTCTTCAAAGAAGCAGGTTTCCGATAAATCAGGTGTTGCTGGTTCGATAGGGATATCGAACCTCCTGCGTGTCGTCTGGTACATTGCATCTCTTTTTTCATAAAGACTTTTTAAGTCTTTAATAGAATAAAAGAGAGGCATGATACCATACTGGAGCTGCAACCATGCGTCGCTTAGAATCTTTACAGATTCAGATGCGGGAGTCTTACTACTACGGACTTTATCCACAAGATCTTTATAAGATCTCAGGGGATTATAAGCCGCAGAGATAAGATTCCGAATGGTTCCAAGCGTTTCTTTAGCCTCAGCGGCTTCCGTGAGGAAGTCGTAGTTGCTAACAGATTCCGCTACTAATGACGTCTTTGCCGTTTCCAGCAAGGCGCTATAGTCTCCATACGATAAACTATAATACGGTACTAAGGGATACTTCTCCCTCCAATAACTGAAATCTCCCTGCTCTGTGTAGTGTCCGACCAATTGGTCCAACGTCCACACACCGCCAGGAGGACAGTTATTACCGTGGCAAGCTCCTTTCGCTGCACCAGTCAACCAAGTAACTTGGGCGAGCTGGTACTTTGAAGAATTTTTGCCTACTTTATAGTCAGTCATCCTAATAACACCAGACTCTCGTATCTCTTTCCAGGAACCACCTGAAGGTG